CGCACAAGCAGGTGAGGTGGTAGTAGGTGACGTGATCGCGCACTGTGGTTCCCTCTCCGCCACAAAAGAACGAAAAGGGAACAACACTTCAAGCAGCTGGACGCCAAGTAAAGTCCGGCAAAGCGGCCTTGATCCTCATCTCCAACTCTGACCTCAACAGGCAGCCGGTTGGACAAAACTGTCCGACCTCCCAGCCATCGTCATGCGCAATAAGCAGTGCGGTGACATCAGGCAGCGCAATCCGCGTGCCTTCGGGGGTGGGTGTAAGCTCAGGTGCGTGCATCATGAAGGCCTCCTGCCGGCAGGATACTGGCAGGAGGTTGAAGCTTGGTTAACCAAGCGGTCGTTGCGTGGGATTACCTGCCCTGCCCCTCGACCGCATGTGCCGTGGCTTCCGCCGCCTCACCTGCGCGCCTTCAGCCGCTCGCCGAAAGCCCTACCCGCCTCGAAGGCGCTCTTCCCATCCTCGATCACCCGGATGATCTGCCGCTCCTTCTCCGGGCTGGTGGTATAGGGCCGCGGCGTGGCGCCGCTGAAGGTGCCGCGCTGCTGGGCGAAGATGAGCAGGTAGAGCGGCAGCAGCGTCTGCATGACGGCCGCGATCTGCTCGCCCGTCCAGTCGATGCCGAGGAGGTCGACGGCCGAGGCGATGGCATTGGCCACCGGGATGGCGTTCTCTCCAGTGAGGGTCGAGAAGGCCAGGTCCAGCCCGGTCAGCGCCGCCGGGACGATGCCCAGCCAGAAGCTGCGGGTCTTGGCAAAGAAGATCGGCGCGATCGTCTTGATGCTGTCCATGGGTCAGGCTCCTTTCAGCCAGGTGGACACGTCAAAGCCTGGGCAGGCCTTGGCCGCATATTCGTTGTGGCCGCTGATGCGGGCGATGCCGGTGCGCGAGCTGATCGCCTCGATCATCTGGCGCAGGGTGATGTCCTGCTGCGGGGTGAAGTGATTCGCAAAAAGGTCGGTCTCGGCTGAGCCGTGGCCACCCAGAAGGCAGATGCCGATCGTGCCGCTGTTCTTGCCGATGGTATGGCTGCCGATCACCGTCTCGGCACGGCCGGCGAGGACCTTGCCGTCACGGTCGATGATCCAGTGATAGCCAATGTCGCGCCAGCCGTTGGCCAGATGCCAGCGCCGGATCTCGGCCACCTTCTCGGCGATCGGGCGGCCTGCCATCCAGTCGGGGCGGGTGGCCGCACAATGGACGATGATCTCGCGCACCGGGTGTCGGGCGCTGCCCTGGTAGATCATGGCCGAGGTCGCGTGCTTGGGGGCCAGCGTCACAGCAGGCGCGGCCGGTTTGCCGCCGGCATCCAGCCAAGCTTGCGCCGCAGCGCGGGTCTTGGCGCCGAATAGGCCATCTAGGGGGCCGGGATCGTGGCCGAGGCCCTGCAGGCCGGTCTGTATCTGGCGGGTGGCTTCGCGGGTCATTCATTCCTCCATGAAAAAACCGCCCCGGGCGTCGGCCCAAGGCGGCGAAAGTTTGAATCAAGCGGGGTGGCGTCAGGCCAGTTCGCGGAACACGGCCGCTGCGGCCTTGGGCGTGCCTCGCGCATCCTCGATGCCGAAGTAGGTTTCCGTGTCGGTGCCGGTTGCCCGGTCACGGAAGCCGTACCAGTGGATCGGGCCGAGGCCACTGTTCGGGGCGCGAGCCATGTCGACCAACTGGCGCAGCGTTTCCGCTTGGTCGGCCTGCGACACCGCCTGGTTGCCGCCCGATGTCGGGGCGCCGGCTTCGGTGATCCAGATCAGCATGTCCTGATGGCCGTTCTGGTTCATCAGAGTGCGGATCGAGCGCATGACGCCAAGGCCGGTCCAGCTGTCCGTGCGGTTGAACAGCAGCGGGTACTGGTAGGGATGGTGTCCGACGGCATCAAAGGCGCGGGTGCCATTCAGCCGGGCATAGGTGCGCCGCAGGTAGTCCACCGCCCCCTGCACGTTCGGCGCGGTGGTGGATGGGATCGACGCGTTTCCGACATAGATCACAACGCTGTCGCGCTGGATCGCCTTGATCGCCGGATAGACGATGCGCAGCAGCTCGGCATAGGCTTCAGGCGTTAGGGTCGTGTGGTTGGCTTCGTTGAGTACTTCCCACCATTTGCAGCGATCGCCGTAGCGATGCACCGCGGCTTCTGCGAACTGACGGAACCGGGTGCGGCCAGCGGCAGTGCTGATCAGGCTGATGTCGGTATTCAGCAGGATCAGCGGCTTGATGCCGCGCCGCACAAGGCCGTCCACCAAGCGATCTGTGTTGGCCCATTGGTAGCCCCCGCCGGCGACGGGTTGCACACGTTCTAGGCGCACATCGAACCGCACGGTCTTGGCGTTCAGCGCGGCGATCCGGTCCATCCACGGCTCGCCACCGGCCAGCAGTTCCCCGTCGGGGATTGCGAAACCCAGCATCCCGGCCAAGCTCGGCTGCGCGGGCGGTTGGGGCGCAGGAGGCACCGGCTGCGGGGTGGGCGTCACAGGCACCACCGGCGGCGGCGCAGGGGGCGTCACCGGTTCGGGCTCGGGCTGGGGCTCGATGCGATTGAACTCGACCAATGCCTGCCAGCGCGGGTTGTCGTCCGCAACGTGCCGCCGGGCGCCCCAGAAGCCATCCCGGCTAGGCCGGTCGATCTCAACAAAGGCGTTGAAGAACTCGCCGCCTGCGGCGTCAAAGCGCGTCATGGCGTGAGTGTAGAGCTCCCCCATGTGCCGCGAGTAGTGGAACCGCTCGAGGAAGCCCATCAAGTCGGCGTTGTTGTGCGCGCCACTGAAGGCGGGGACCAAGTGGCTGCCGCCCTCGTACATGACCAGCTTCAGCCCGGCCGCATCGGCAACCCGTTTCTGATAAGCCCAGATGGCCTCATGCGCGGCGATGCTGCCATCCGCCCCGAGGTGACGGCCGTCAAGCATCTGCTCTCGCATCCGCTGCATGGCGCCTTCTTCGCCGTGGTCGCGGCGCCATTCCTGGATGCGCTGGATCGCTCCCGCGCTGTTGAAGCCGCCGTCCCAGTAGCCCGTGACCGCATAGGCGTCGAAATACGCCTTGGGTGCGCGGCGACCGGCCTGCATCGCAACCCATCGGGGAGCGTTGAGGATGGGATCTTCGATCCCCTGATATCCGGTCTGCGTGGCAATCACCTTCACATAGCGCCCGCGCTGGCCATCGAAAACCCGGTCAAGGATCATGGCCATTTCAGCGGATCGGCCGCCATGCCACTGCATCCACCCGTTGCCGTTGACCAGATCCGGCCAGAGGCGCAGAGCCTGCTGGTTGGCATAATGCGCCTGCTGGAACTGCCAGTTCCACACCTCGTTGCTCAGTTCGAAATATGCCTTGAGGCGGGGGTTCAGGTTGTCGCGGACAAGCGTGGAAAAGCGGCTGATGTAGTCATCCGTCGCCCCATGCGGGATGCAGAACCACGGGTCGATCTGGATCTCGTTCGCCAGCGCCACCATGACCTCGACGGGGGCATCCGTGGCCCAGGTCGTGGAGGCCGGGCGGGCACGGCTCTGCCAGGTCGTGACGCGGCTGTCGTTCGTTGCCTGCCAGTCCATGAAGCGCAGGCAGCGGAAGTTGCGGACCAGATCCAGCCATTCGGGCCGGAAGATCGCGCCCGCATTGAAAGCGGCCAGATGCTGGGTCTTGACGCAGCGGATGTTCTTGATCGGGTTCGTCGCACTGATGCCCGACACGCGAACGTCCACGATCCCGCTGCCGGGGGTGAAGTCGAACTCCAGCCAGCGGGTGCCGCGCGTGGGGTTGGCGGCACGTCCCCAGACGTTCACTTCGCCCTCCCCGTCCCAGAACAGGCGGTAGCGCCCCGCAATGCTGGTGTCGGAAGCGTCCAGATCGGTCAGGATGACAGAGGCCACGAAGTCAGCGCCAGGGGGCACGCGCAGCGGCCAGCCATCGGCGTCAAGATGCCCGCCTGCCCGCATCTGCTCATGCTCCATGAAGCCAAAAGCGCTCCACGTGCGCGCCATCCAGGGGCGCCCGGACTTCATGACGTCCAGGAACGGTTGCGAGGCCCGCCAATCGGCAAGACCGCCGAGGCCAACAGCAACTGACAGTTTGGCATCCCGATCCGCGGGAGCAGGCGTTGTCGGTGCGGGTTCGGATCCGGGTTCGGGCTCTGGCGTCGGCTCCGGCACGACAGGGGGCGGTGCGGGCGGCGTGGGGGCTGGAAGTGGCTCCGGCTCGGGGGTTGGCGCGGGCATAGGCTCTTCCGGCTCTGCGGTCGTATCTGCGGCTGCTGCGAATGTCTTGCTGACATCGGCAAACAGTTCTGCAAGGCGGCGGCAGTGTTGGGTGTTCATGAGGTTCTCCAATGCAAAAAGCCCGCGGTGAGCGGGCGGTTTTTGACGAACGGGTTTTAATCTTCGGTTAAGCATACGTGCGCAGCCCCGCCAGCTGGGAGCTGCCCGCGTCGATTGTCGTTTGAATTCAGGCTGTCGCAGATGCGTGGCGCGCTTGGGGTGTTGCATCGCGCGACAGCGCTGTCAGGCCCTTACTTGGGCCCTCCGCTGCGCATAGGCCTAGAGAGGGACTTCGAACGCTGACAGGTGATCCTCTGCCAGTTGCGAGTAGGAATGTGACGCAGCGTTGATTGTCTGCCCTTAACTCATCTTGAAGCTTCGTGTGTCAGAAGCTCCTAAAATCAAGCCGATAGGGTCGAATGATGCGCGACAACGTGTGGTGCAAGACTTGTGGAAGTGAACTCCAGTGGATGAGCCCCCACTGGAAGGGGTGCTTGTCCTGCTATGCTGACAGCGGGCCGGGCTGGCAGATACGCTGGTTGAACGACTGCGCTGCAGCCTCCCGCAAGACTGCAGCCTGTACTGTCATTCCCTTTGCCCGTCAGCCGGCATCAGGAGCGTCGCCCAGCCTGCATTGAGACGCGGTCGATCGTGCGTACCGCTCGGCCCCGACAGGTTGGTCAATTCTGCTCGCACGACGCTGACGCCTTTCGGGCCTGCCTCTGCGCAAAGAAAATTGCACAAGGTGCAAGATGAAGCTTGCCTCATCCGCCGAGTGAATTTTAGGATTTTCGTAACGCGACAGTTGATTCCTCAACATCATCAGATCGCACATAGAGGTAGAACTGGGACGCTGGACCGTGGGCTACGGCGCATATTTCGCGCGCACTCAGCCTATATTAGGCGGGTGACCCGAACGTCCTGCGAAGGCCCCCGGATTTTGGTCCGTCCGGGGGCCGCTTTTCACTCTGGCTTCGTCAGCCCCCACAACCAGCAGATGCGCCTAAAAACGTGGGTTTAAGAACCTTTTCGACAAGAGCTTGGTAGTTGGACAAGTACGCCTCGCGGGAATACCTATCTAACCGAAGATCCGTGTTGCGCTGGTAGAGCTCAGCGTCTGAAAGGACTTTTCTCATCGCATCAGCCAGCGAAGCGATGTCACCTGGCGCGACAAGTTCGCCGTTTTGTCCCCGCAAAATCATCTCACGCGGCCCATAGTTCACATCATAGGAGATCACAGGGCAGCCCGCAGAGAGGGCTTCGAGGATAGAGAGGCCGAAGCCTTCGGTCAGTGTTGGATACACAGCAGTCAGCGCGCCACGGAACACGCGATCCGGATCGGTGGTATAGCCCATCAGGTGAATACGCGATCCACGGCCGAAATCAGCAATCAGAGCTTCCAAGCGTTTCTGCCCGCTCCCCTCCCCGTAGATCAGGTAATCAACGTCTGGGAAGTCGTCGCAGATCTCGTGGAAGGCTTTGACACACTCGTCAATTGGCTTTCCAACAAGATCAAGGCGAGAAACAGTTACAAGGTTTCTACGCAGAGGACTTGGCGCTTTAGACCTGTCGCAGAAGTGCGGTACCACATGGATCTCGGCTGCCGGTGTCACATCCTCCTCTATCTGCTTCTTATGGGTGTCCGTCGAGGTGACGATGGCTTCCCCCTTGAAGTTTTCGATCAGGAACTTTGACCTTGGGACGATCTGGCCAGAAGGGCTGCGATGGTCTGCATGCAAAAACAAAACCCGTGGAGCCGCCGTGGCGGGGGAAAGATAAGCCGACGTCACGCCGTCGAAGAAGACGACTGAGTTATCCCACGAAATCAGTTTGAAGAAGCTCCGCTCAAAGTCATGGTGGTTCTTGTAAGCCTCGCCAGTCAGCAGATTTCGACCTCTTATGTAGTTTCGACCTTCCCAATCGGCCCAACGGATCGGAACATCATTCACATAGTCGGTAATGCGTCGAAACTGATCCCACTTCCGGACCTTCTGGAAGAGGCGCCCGTTGATGAGCGTGAACTGTTCGTCGCCTTTTGGACGGAAGACCGTCCGCTTGGTTACCGACCCTAAGGCAGTGATTGCCACTTCATCTGCCATGACCGGTTCGCCCTGATAGGTATAGGTGGCACCGTCATCCACCTCATGCATGGTGTCGTAAGGCGGAAAGTCAAAGGAAGAATGATCACCCTGCGCGGCAACATCATAGCAAGCTTCCGGCAATGTCATGCTCACCACGTTTGCTGAAATCACTCCGCTTGATTGAAGCTCTAAAAAGTTGATCTTCTGGCGGACGCTGTGGCTCAGGTTCAGAAGAACAGGAACATAGCCTTCCATCTCCGCAAATCCATTGAGGCGGTTGAGTACGGCCCGAACCTTGCCACCACCACCTTTGCCGAGCCGGTCAAAGATACTGTAGACGCGGGTTGAGTTTGGGTAATACATATAAAAGTCCGCTTGGCTTAAGTATTATTTCCGACATCGTATAATAAGCTAATAATTAGCTTCGACTGCGGAATCGCTATTAATGTTTGAATATTGTGGGTCAAAGGGTTCGTGATGAGTACACTTTCCGGCATTGCGCCGATATTACTCTGACGTTGTCAGAGGTGAGCAGAAGGATCTGAATTAAAACGCCCGCTTATGAATCATCGATTTGATCCAGAACTAGCTTCGATGCTGTGTGCCCTCTTGTAGGCGTCCTGGGCTCGCTCCCGGTGCTGGCAAGCATCTGCCAGCAACCCTCTTTGGTTCCAGTAGTCGGCTGTTAGGTCAAAGAACACTGCATTAGCATCTAGCAGCCTGTACGCCTGCTTGTATGCTCCGCGCTCCATGTAGAACTTGCAGTGCCGAAGAAGCCCCGACAAGCCCCCTGTTCTGTGATCATGTGCCTCAGAGCAGATGAGCAAGACGAGCCGCGCAGCATCTTCCTTGGAGATGACCGGCGCTACCAGACCATCCTCAGCAAACACTGGATCCGCGTCTTCCTCAGGATAATCCATATCGAGAAAGACGTGATGGTAGTGACATCCTGAGACCTGCGAGATCTGAATGAAATCTACCCATCGTGCGAGAGCCGTTTGATAGGTTCCTAGTTCGAAAACATGCGCAGTGGGCTTGGCAAAGAGCATGTTGGTCATGCCCGCCCCGTGCTGCATGACGACGCAATCAGCGCTGCTGACGCATTTCACCTGCTCCAGGGGAGACATCTTTTCAAAGCAAACGATCTCGAAGCCCTGTTTAGCGAGAGCCTTGATAAGTACTTCCTCACCCTTCATCGTTCGGCTGCGCAACAAGCTCCGTGACCTGATAGCATAGATTTTGCCAGACCAAGTCTTGGTGACCTTGCGCTGCGCGAGATCGATCGCCTTACTGCGGAAGTGCCCAAGGCTCTCATCGTAAGAGTTGAACTGAAGCATTTTGACCGGGTGAGGCGTGCCGTCATATCCGGTCCAAGTACTACCTGCCGGACGAGCTGCCTCAATCTCTCGGTGATGATCACCTGAGAATTGGTAGAGCAGGTGCTCACCTGACATCGGCAGCAGAACGGATGCACCTTTGCTCAGCTTTGGGCTGACAAGTGTCTCAATCTTGACGTCGTCGCCGATGATCTCGTGGCAATCGTCGACCCACTTCCTGACAAAGTCACCCATTCGCTTAGACTTGGAGACGAACTGAATCACCTGCACACCTCGCTGCGCCAGCGAGGGGGCGAATGCCAAATGAAAGCTTTCCGTCAAGAAGTGAAAGAAGTTGTGGTAATTCTTGGCGTCGATCCAGCTGGTTTGTGTTGCTGATGAACCGACTTCAATTGCTGACGGATCTAGAAGGTCGCCGTAGGTCCTGCGGAAATACTCGACACTCTCCTCCGAAAAATTCAAGCCTTTGCGCAAAACGTTCCTCGCGCGGCTCCCTGATGCACCATTCAGGATCGCGTTGCCTCGCGTCTGGAGATAGGACTTCTTCTGCTTTGGCCGTTCAACTTCTGCCAAAATTGTTTTGATCGCGAAGCCATTGATCATCCGCCGATGCCAGTAGTAGTCGGCGATGTGAGTATCCAATGCCCGCCGGCGCCGCGGATTGTTCACCAAGTTGTGCGCCACCACATCTGCCAGAGGGACCTTCCTCAGCATGCCCTGCGGCCGTTCGAGTAATTTGACGCCTTTGTGGACGCGAAAACTGTGGAGCATGAAAATCTGGGATAAAATGGATGTTCAAGCGCACTTACCCTTTTTGCCCGCTAGTTCGCAACCGTTTGAGCCTGGCGGGTTGTTCCTTCTCCATCACTCCGGCTTAGTCAGCCCTGAACAGAATGGCCCGAAGTACCTCTGCCGGCCGCTGTCGCTTGAGACCACGAAGCGTGAGCAGATGCGGTAAGGATCGTAAGGCGGTGCGCAGCCGGTGAACGCCTGGATGCGCCAGAAGCGGTTGCGCTCACCCAACCAGGTGTTGTGATGCTCGGTCGAGCAGAGGACCGATCCGTCTTCCGCCTCGATCGTGTTCACGCGCAGGCCATGGACCGCGCCCCGGGTAAAGGTCAGATCCTCCACCACGATGGCGCCAGTGCTGTTCTGGACGATGGCCAGCTTGTTGTCGATCCACGGCTCACCGCGAATGGTGTCCCAGAGGCGGGGTACAAAGATGATGGCCGCGAACATGAGCAGCAATAGCGCCCCCGGCGTCGTGTGCCTGTAGATCGCGGCGGACAGGTGCGTGCACTTAGCCATTCTTGCCTCCCAAGCGCTTGACGATGATGTCCTTGAGGATCTCGCGATCAGCGATCAGCGAGCGGGCCACGTCGAGGATGGCGTAGCCGAGCGAGGCCAGCAGAATGACGGCAATGGCTTCATGCACCCCGGCCCAAGCTGCCGCCCATTCACCAGCCGAGTAAGCCAGCAGGCCGCTGACAGTGGCCTCGGCCGCGCGCGAGGCACGCGCTGGCAGAGGCGATTTGTTGTAGACGTAGATCATGCCAGCGGCGATGCCCGCCCACACCTCAGGTGAGCGGGCGTGGGCGGCCGCCTGCCACCACAGATCAGGATCGGGCATTGCGGCCTCCGCATCTTCTTGTAATTTACATGTTCTGTCACTTGAGCAACCGCATGGTAAGCTGCGCGGCCCGCACTGTTCTTACGGCGGGAAAGCCTCCGAATCGTTGACTCCGCTAATTCAGGACACAACCTGTCCGGGAACTAGCAGGAAAACGATCTTGGATAAGTCAGATGTTGCCCTACTTGTTGCGGCACTCAGCATGCTTGGCACGTTGGCCAGCGCTTTCTACATGCGCGCTTCAGTCAAATACGAAGTTGCGAAGTCTAGACGTCAAGAACCGTTGATAGAGCATGAACAGTCCAAGCAATTGTTGCATATCTGGAGAGATAAGATCCCTCCACAACTTACGGGTGCCTATACAGGATGGTTCGCAACAACATTCACCATCACCAACATCGAGGCGGCTCGCGGTATTAGGCTAGTGAGTATTAGCACCAAGAGCGGAAAAGAGTTTGCCGAAAGAGCGGCGCTGATCCTGAAGGGTAAGGATGGGAAAGAGCAGGCAGTCGAACCTGCTCGAGCTCCTCGTGTCTCGCAGATATCTTTGAATTGGGTTGTCCGTCCAAACAATGGTTCATGTAAAGTTATGCTGATTGCTCCGGAGGGGCTTCGTCTGTCGGACATACATGTAGAATGGCGGTGGCTTGATGAAGACAGTTAGAGTGCCATTAGCATCATCGCAGGTGATGGTGGCTAATATACTAGCACCAATGCGTCAGGCCTGTGACTAGCAGTTGGACCTTCACCATGCCAAGCAGCTTTGTTTCAGTTCCACCGTCCACAGGAGGGAGTTAGGCCGCTATCACCGCCTGCGCCAACATGCCGAAGTTGCCGATCCAGCTACGCAGGCTGTCGTTGTTGTTTACCTGTGGATTAGCGATCGTGAACGTAGCCAAACCCAAAATTTAGGTAAGCGTGATCGACCAAGTTCTGCCCGTCGTGAGGTGGAGCGGCAGGGTCTTCTCACTTAGAATTAGGACGCAGCCGACAAAGTCCGCCCACACCTCAGGTGAGCGGGCGTGGGCGGCCGCCTGCCACCACAGATCAGGATCAGGCATCGCGGCCTCCGTCTAAAGACTTCTTGGATAAAGGCGGGGGCCTGAACCGGCCGCCGCATGACCAGAGCGGTGCCGAAATGCGGCGGAGGTCGATTTTTGGAGAAACCCGATGAAGAGCGCGGCGCCCTCACGTTGCGGCGTTCAGCCACTCCAATGCCTTGACCCTTTGCGCATCCGTCAGGGCCGCGCGCCAGATCGCCAGCTTTGAAACAGACCCCGCCAGGGTCGGGGCGTTGCTGCTGCCGCCACCAATGTTGAGGACGTCCAGGACGTGCGGCACGTTGATGGTTGCAGAACCGGCGGCAGTGCCGCCGGTCAAGGTCGCAGCCGTACCCGCAATGCGCAGCACGATCGGTATCCGTGTCTGATCCGCCGCCACCCTCATTCCGGCCGATCCTATGACGTTGGTCCCGTCCAGAAAGATCACAGGGGAACCGCCATTTGTGCGATAACGCAGGCGCAGTGTCGGGGCCACGTGATCACCGAAGATGAACTGATTGTCGGTGGCAAGGTTTGCCACGTTGACCAGCATCCCAATCGTCAGATCAGACGGATCAGTCCCGATCGACGCCGTCAGGCTTAGAAGGCCCTGCGCAGCGCCGGATCCGTTCGAAAAATCGATCTGACCGCCGACCAGCCGGGGCTGCCAAGTTTCGTTAGGCTGCGCCAATACCCGGCCGCGTCGGCCTGTCCACGCCGACACGCGACCGCTGGCGGTTCGTGTGACGCTGTCGACGTTGGCCTGCCACAGATCAACAAACTGCGGATAGCTGGCCAAGGCATCCACCAAGGGCAGCAGAACCCCGAACGTATGCGCAGGCGCGGCAACGAAATCATGCCTGATGATGTCCATGTCATTCCCTCACAAGGCGAGATCAAAGATTGGCGTCGGGCGCTCGACGACTGCGCCCGGGATCAGTTCAGACGGCCACTCATCGGACGCCTTCACCAGCCCGCGCATGGCGTTGTAACGATTGTTCGCAAAGCTGGTCGTGTCCTGGCGCTGGTTGGCATAGCGGATCCGCGTGGGCGTGCCGGTGTAAGTCAGCCGCGCAGTGCGGCCGCGCAGCTCCACCTCGGTGATCGTGCCCCCCACCAGCTGATAGCCCAGGAAGCCGTCGATCCCCTGGCCGTTGTATTTGGTGGCGGATACGGCGCGCAGGTATTCCCCCGGGCGTAGGCTGTCGTAGTCCAGGATCAGGGTGCTGCCCTCCATCACCCGCTTGGGCCGGTGGATTGACCAACGGCGGCCCGCCTCGATCTCGGTCATGCCCCGCGCGCTGGCCTCGGAAAAGCGGGCGGTCGAGGCAGCGGCGGGATGCACGTCATTGTCATCGATGGGGTACCAATACTCGCACGTTCCCAGTTCGGCAGCGCCCGCTTCGACCAGTTCCATCTGATCCTGAAGGACGTGCCACGGATCGGTCACGGTATTGGACGTGTTGGCACGGCCGCCGCTCTGGGTCAGCATCCACCGCTTGCCGCCACCGAACCCGAGGCTGTCGAACAGCGCCCGGGTGTCGCGCTGCAGACCCAGCCAGACGCCCCGATACCGGCCTGCCACCCAGCCTTGGGCGCTGGTGCCATGGACGATCAGGTGCCAGGGCACATTCACGCGGCGGTTCGCCCGGGCCGCGACTGCGGCAAGCTGCTGGTAGTAGCGGACCAGCCATTGCCAGGCGTCGGTGTTGGTGTTGCGGCCGGTGTTGGGATCGCTGTCCAGAATGTCCAGTTCGATCCCCGCCCATCCATGCGAGGTCGTGATCGTGGGGGCCTGATCCTTGATGCCCGCCTTGCGCTGGATGATGTCACGGGCCAGCGCCATCGGATAGGCCGCCCCGATGCGGGTCGCGCCGGGACGCGCCGGCGCCACTCCTGTTGCGGTCGCATTGGGGGCGTAGCCGTAGGAACTCGCCCCGAGGGTGTCGCCCACGATCGGGCCATCGTTGCGCGCCATCCCGGTCAGCTGAAGCACCCCTTCCGGCGATCGGCCGGCCACGTCATTGAAGGCCAGGCTGTCATAAAGCCCGCCTGTGGACAGGGATTGGCCATGGACGCCGATCACGTCCCAGCTTGCCGTGGAATACAGGTGGCCCGACCCGCTGCCGGGCAGGTTCAGGAAAGGTGCGATCGCCGCAGCACCACGCTCCCAGAACTCGGGGCAGTAGATGGCGTCCAGGCCGGTTGGCCGGTAGATTTCGATCGCCTGACCGTTGGCATCAGTGCGCAACACCCGAACATCACCCTCGGCCACCGTTGTTCTGAACGGGCTGGACAGGTTCGCCTGCAGGGGGGTGACAGCTTCGGAGACCAAGGCGCCGAGCTGGTTCGGGTCTATGCGGAACATCACGCCCCACCGCGGCCCCTCCGCGTAAAGCGGATCATCCGCCGAGGCGGTGCGGGACCGAATGACCAGGGCCGTGCCCTCGCGCACGAGGATCTGGGTGATCGACGCAGGCAAGGTGGAAGCTCCGCTCACGGCGGCATCGCGGTTGGCATAGCTCGGCGTCAACAGCGGCATCACTTGCGCACTGTCGGCCTTGTCATTCAGCGCCAGGATGTCAGCCAGCCGCAGCGTCACGCCCCACCGGGGGGCCGTGTCGAACAGGGCGTCGTCAGCGCCGCCGAAGCGGGTCCGGACCACCAGACCTGTCCCCTCGCGCACCAGGACGTCCGTCACGGATGTCGAGAGGGTGGGCACTGCGGCCTCGGCCGCCGTGCGCGAGGAATAGATCGGCACGCCATCGGCGCCTGCGGGACCCGTGATCGATCCGGCGTTGGCCCAGGCAGAGCCGGTCCAGATATGGAGGTTCGATCCGACCAGATAGGCATCTCCGACCGCGCCGGACGCCGGCAGGTTCGACACGCTGGAGCGGGTGCCCAGCACCCGGATGCCGGCGCCGGCATATCCGGCAAGCCCCAGAGCTTCCTTGAAGGCCTGAACCGAGCGCAGCGACAGCAGGGTGCGCGCCAGCGAAGTCAGCGGCGTGACGGCTGCCGACCCCGGTCCGGTGAAGTAGGGCAGCGCGTCGGAGGCACTTGGCAGGCCCGACAGCGCCGGCAGGTTGCCGTTCTGCAGGCCGGTGATCAGCTCGCGCGAAGAAGCAAGCACCCGCGCGGCATCCGGCGTCAGGCGGATCTCGTACGCACCGTTGCCCGATGTGCCAGGCCACCCCTTGACCAGCGTCAACCGCGTATTGCTGTCCACGCTCTGGATCGAGATCGACAGACCGCCCATCTCGAACACGTCGCCGGACCGCAGACCGCCTGCCACAAACGAGGTGCCGGCGCCGGTCACAATGGCGCTGCCCGCCGACACCGTGACGGTGCCGACGCTGTACGTCGAAATCAATGGCATGAGGCTTCCTTAGCTGGCGGGCATCGCGGGCCACTCGGGCGCTGCGGGGTCTTGAATTGTATCGGTCAAATCGCGCAGGGCCTGACGGTAATCGCGCCAAGCATCACGCTGTTCGTCCGTCAGCGGCGCGTCGGGAAACTGCGTCCAGTCAGTCGCGGCAAGGCGGCGGTCACGCTCGGCACGCAGGCGCGACCAGGAGGCATGGGTCTCGGCTTTCAGGTCGGCCGGTGTCCTCGGGTCGATCCATGCTGCGCCCGTCCAGACGGCCCAGGACGCCGGACGGAGTGGCAGGGGCGCAAACCCGCTGCCATCCCAGTAATGCGTTTCCTCGGATATTCCCGCCGGAACGGGCGCCTCGACATCGTAGACCTCAGGGTCCGCGAGAAGAGGAAGGGCATCGATGTCGGTGCGTCCGGTCCGGACGATCTGCCCGGTATCCTGACGGATGACGGCAAAGTCGGTCATCTCGGCGCCCATATCCCACTTAGGAAAGTCATCACCTGTGGGCATTCAGCACCCCGATGAAGCTGTTGGTGAAGTCGATGTACGGTCCTTGCCGGGGCATGACCTCCAAGGTGTAGGTCGTGGGCACCGCCGCGGTGTCGATGTCCACGATCGTGTACTCGTTGGGCTCCAGCCGGTTGATGTCGTCCCATTCCCGCATGAGAACCCCGTTCCGGCGCATGCGCAGGCGCGCCACAGCACCCGGTCCCGCACCGGCTGACACGTCGCAGCGGATGTGAACCGGCATTGGCGCGTTGCGCCCCTTGGTGAAGCTGAGCGTCTGCAGCGTCGCCCACTGGGACTGATCGATCACGCGCTGCGCTCCGATCGTGATCGCGTAGGGGAACGTGGTGACTGCCTCGTCCTGGATCTTGACGCGCCCGACCGTGAGGTCGCGGATATCCATACCTGTTCTCCATGGTTCTGGTTCATGGCGGGCCAGCGGGCGAACCACCCCCGCTGGCCCTCACATCGTCAGGCCGCAGGCGCGACCAGAACGATATTCGAGTTGCGGGCCAGCTGGACGTTCATCGTCGCAGCGGTGTTGGCCTCACCGCCCTGATCGCCGCCGCTCATCACCAGCGCGATGAACATGCGAGCCCCACCGGTTGGGAAGACGATGCGGATAGCAAAATTGCGGCGGCTGTTGATCGCGCGGCGCAGCGCCAGCTGACCGGGATCGTCGGGCAGGATGACAAAGACGTTGTCCATCGTGCTGGCGCTGAACGTGCCCTTCATCATGTAGTCGCGGCCGCGGTTGATCAGCGAGCCGGTGATCTGGTTGGCAGTCTCGGCAATGCTGCCCATGGTCTGCCAGCCGTCGATCTCGACCCAGTCCGGGCTTTCCGCGGCGGGGAAGTCGGCCGCCACGAAGTCTTCATTCTTGTCGTCCAGCTCGGGACCGATATAGATCCGCGCTCCGGCGACGGGGAACATAGCCATATTGCTACTCCATGTAGAAAAGCCCCCAATGGGGGGGGGCGGGTGAACCGGCCGGGCCGGATTGGTTATGCGAAGCAAGCCCAACGAATGGCCACCGGCGTGCGCCACCAGCCACCATCACGGTATCCGTCCTGGACGTGCGGAGCCTCGCGGACGCGGACCGTCACGCTGCCGAAGGGCAGCAGCAGGTCCTCAGGGAAGTGCGCGGCGATCAGGCCAGCGCGTTGTTCGTACCAGCTGCTGTCCCGACCGAGAGGTGCGCAGTGGGCCAGCGTCAGGGTGCCGATCCGCTCATGAGGGCCGCCAGCGATCAGGATGCGGCGCGGCGGCTGCGTGGCGCGGCCCACAGCCAGCCATTCGCCATCCCCCAGTTCATAGATGCTGCCGGGCATCGCGATCGGCAGCGGGAGGGGCAGCGCTTTGATCCGGGTGCGCAGAGCCTCCCAAATCTCGGTTTCGACAGACGGCATCTGCGCCTCCGTGTTTTAGGTCCCGCTGACCCGCCGCTTCACATCCTCGGCCACCAATCCAACAATGGTTGGCCAAGCATCGACGGCGGCCTCCACGAAGTGCGCGCCTTCCTGGCTGTATTGGCGGCCCTTGCTGTCTGTCCCGACGAAGCCGCTGTTCATGCGCCGAGCGTAAATGGCTTGAAACCCAAGCCAGGCGCTATCCCCGAGGGCTAGTTGCGCTGTGACCACGCCCACGTTGCTACCGGCATATTTGTCGTCGGGCCCGCCGGTCTTCGGCATGGCTGCCGTGGACGCCAGCAGCGACCGAGCGAGGTTGCCGGTCTTCCACGGCAAGCGTCCGCCATTGGGCCGTGAAGTTGTCATCTCCTCGGCCAGCATGTCGATGCTGCCCCGCCAGACTGCTGTCATTCGAGCCTCGGACTGCTGCGCCCAAGCCCCTACCATGTCGCTGAATGTGCCCATCAGGTGAGGCCCCTAGTGTGATCCAGCCTGAAGATCGTGTCGCAGGTGCACTTGATGACCTCGGCCGCACCGCCTCGCGGATCGCCAGCAAAGCGCAGCCGCGCTCCATTGCTGAACTCGAAGGGGGTGTCGAGGCCGCGCACCGACTGCCCGTTCATCGCTACATGATGCGGGCGCGGATCGCGGACCCCGCCGCCGTGGCGCCAAGTCTTGATGATCGCGCTGTCGTCCAGCCCGAGCTTCTCCGCCGCCTGCCGCCACTCTTCATCCCGCGCGGCCATGACCGCTTGCTGCGTCTCGGTATGGGCGATGGTGTCGGCCCGATCCTTCAAAAGTGCATTCTGGTACTGCCGGACGCTGATGGCGCGATCAGCCGCAGGAACTGCCTCACCCCGGCTATATGCTCGGATGATCCTCTGCTCCGTCGCCCGGTTCACGCGGTACCGGACCTGCAGCTTCCCGTCCTGCCCCTTGATGACTAGATCCTGCACGCCCTCCGCCGTCTCCATGCCGCGGGTCACCGCATCAAGGCGGGAAGCGCGGGGGCCGTCCAGCCCGATGATCCCGCCTTGACGCGTGCCGCCGGGTGCTGCCTTGCCGGCAATGTCCCGCGCAATGGTGTGAGGGTGCCGACCGGCCTGATATCCCGTGCCGATGACCTCGCGTGCAGCCTGTTTGGTGTCCTCGGTCACCGCGACGATCCGTTGTCCGACGTTCTCGGCCACCCACCGTTCGGCGCGCGGGTTCATCATGTCGAAGCGGAAGCCGATGGCGCCGGTGCCGGGCGCGTTGATGGTCTGCGCCGCCAGCACACCGCCTTGGGTGTACGCCGCCTGCTTCGTCACGCTGTAGCGGTAGAAGCTGGCTGGCTCGATGTTCAGCGCTGCAACTGCGCCCTCAATGTCGCCTGCTTCGAGTGCTGCCACAAGCGCAACCCAGTCCAGTCCGGCGCGCATGTCCTCGGCCGAAGCCAAGAACGCGGCCTGCATCTCGGGCGCCAGCCGCGCGATGAGTTGGCCGAAGAGGCGGGTCTGCTGGCGGTTCAGGCTCATCGGACGATCAATACATATGCTGCAGGCGGCCCTGCGGCGGGCTCGGCCCGTGGGCTGATGATGGTGACAGACTTACCGTCGATGGTCAGCGTGTCACCGGGCTGGATGCCCATGGACGGCGGCGCGCAGGTCACCTGCAGGTCTGTCGCTAGCACCGTGCTGCCGTCGACGAACGCGGCGGCCACGCCCTCGACCACACCGCGCAGGGTCTCGGTCTGCGTCGCCTCGACTGGGTCTTCCCAACGGTTCGCCCCTGGCGCCGTCGTGGTGCGCGACAGAACGATGTTGCCCTGTGCGAACCGGGTCAGCAGGCGGTCTCCTGTGGCGCGCAGCCGGGAATAATCGAACCGGCTCATGCGCGCGCCAGCCAAGAGACGTTGCCGCTGTGGATCAGCCCGGCCAGCGCCGGCTTGAGCCAGGGCAGCGACAGCCCCGCCAGATCTGCCTTCACGCCGCCGCGGTAAGTCACGCTGATGCTGCCAACGCTTTCGCTCGCGACGACGGACGCAGTGTCGGTGCCGGAGTAGATGCCCCGGCCGACTGTCTCGGCGGCGAGCCGCGCCGCGACATGCCCCACGCGGACAAGGCAAGTTTCGCTCAGGGTGTACCAGGAATAGCTGCCCGCCAGCCACCGGGACGCCCGGACCAGCGTGGCCTCCTGAGAGGTGCTGTCCAGCGTGATCCACTGACCGAGTGGGGTGTCTTCCCCGGCGTCTGCGGCCTCGGGCTCCAGATAGGCCACGGCATCAGCCAGAGAAATGAAGGATTGTGCCGACGGCACTGTCAGCAGGTTGCCCACGATCAGCGGCATGCTTCATTCCTCCTGGTGGTGAAGGGGCGGCCTCAGCCGCCCCGCCGGTGTTGATCAGCCCTGCTTTGCCTTGATCCGCTCGATCAGCGTCGCGCGGCCGGCGGCGTGGTGCGGCTTCTCGCCCAGCACATCCTGGTAGCGCGCGCGCAGGTCGTCGTCGGACAGCGTGTCGAGGTCGTCGCCCACCGGCTGGTCACCGATGATCTTCTGGGCGCTCGCGGTGGCGGCATAGCCAGCCTCTTCCGCCGTGATGGCGGGCTGACCGGTATCGCCCACGCTGTTGCTGCCCTTGATTCCGATGCCGCCGATGGCCGCGACTTCGACATTCGCGGCAAAGTTGCCCTCGCTGTCAGCCAGCAGCTGCGCGGTGCCTTCGGGATCGGGGCGCGGCGGCTCGATGCTATCGGCGGCTTCGGCGGACCTGCGAGCATCGGCAGCGGCCTGGTCGGCCATCTTGCCGAACGCGTTGGCCAGCTTGTCCAGTGCCGTGCCACCCGCCTGGGCGCGCGACTGCAGGATCATCGCTCGGCTCTCGTCACGACGCGCAATGGCCTCCGCCAGAAGCGGATCCTTGTCATGGTCTTCCATGAGACTTCTCCATGATTGGGGGATGGAGGAAGGGGCCGAAGCCCCTGCCCTTTAGCCGTTGGTGACGACGGCGACCATGCGGACCAGCTTGGGGTCATAGACCCGGGTCCAGTTCGCGGCGCCGCCCAGTTCCGCGTCGCTGACGCCCGAGGCCGAGGCCGGGGTGCCGCTGAACGACACGCCGCGCGGGTGCATGACCCAGTGGCGCCGGTACCAGACCGTCTCCACGCCCTCGCCGTTGCCAGCCGAGGCGTTGCTTTCGATCTCGACGGGCTTCTTCGGCCCACCATCACCCGTGGCCTCGGCATATCCGATGGCACCGTTGCCGAAGAGATAGGTGGTGTACTTGAAGCCGCTGGTGCCGCCCGGTTCGCGCGGGCACTGGTCCGAGACATAGACGATCTTGCCGTCCCAGGTGTCGAACTCAAGGCCGGTGGCCGGGTCCTTGAACTTCTGGATCGCCCGCGCGGCATGCAGGTTGTAGTAGACCCGCGAGTGCATCAGCACGGCCGAGAGCGTGGTGCCGTATTCGCCCAGCAGCGCATAGGCGTTCGAGGCGATCTCGGCATCGAAGCGGACCGGAGTGACGGCCCCGTCCTCGGAGGCCACGTCCAGCACGTTGCCGGCCATGCCCGGCGAGGCGAACACGCCGCGCATCTGCAGGCCCATGATGCGCTGCTCCTCGCGCACCCAGTATTCGGCGATCAGCTGCGCCACGGCATCCAGCGGATCCTCCGCCAGCATGGAGGCGACGAGGTTGGCCGACTGCCAGCCGTTGTTGCGGCGGATCTTGCGGGCCATATCCTGGCCTTGGGTCAGCTTGTTCGGGATCGCGTTCTGCGCCGGATCGTCCGTCGAGACGTTCGAGTTGCCGGTCAGGTCGTTCCAGAACGGCATCTGCACCAGGTCGCCGGGACCATTGGCGAAGGTCTGCAACTGCGCATCGGTCGAGACGATAGGCGAGTTGCGGATGCGGGAAAGTTGCGCGATGCGCTGGATGGTGGTGGGAAGGAAGAGCGGGCCATAGATGACGTCGCTCAAGCGGGTCGTAGCCATGTGTGGCTCCTTTGCGTGAGTTTACGTTGAGGGACGATCAGCCATCCCGTCGGGCCCGGCTGCGTGATCAGTGCGCCATCGGCGCGGTATTGCGGAGATCCTGTTACCAGTTGGGCGTGACGCCGGCGGCCTGCGCCATCTGCCGTGCCTTTGCCGGGTTCTCCGAAATGACTTGCTGCTGCTTGGTCAGGTTCGGATTCTTGCCGTTGCTGCTGTCCCAAGGGTTGTCGGTGAAGCGCCCGCCGGTCCCGCCTTGGGCGTCGGCGCCAGTGGGCTTCTTGACGTATATCTTGCCCTCATCCGAGCCGGACCAGTCGCGGACATAGTTGGCCAGCGGCATCGGGCCCATGTCGGTCTCGACCTGCGCCTTGAAGTGGCCATCCTCCACGACCAGCTTCACCGCGCCCTTCGACTTCAGCAGGGCCATAGCGCCGGGCTTGAAGGCAGGATCCACGCCGGCCTCGTCCAGCGCCTTTGACAGGCCGTCATCGATCGACAGCTTGTTGACCGCGCCGGTCAGGGTGCCGATGCGCTCGTCCTTCTTGGCCAGTTCGGCCTGGTGCTTGCGCTCCAGCTGCTGGCGGATCTGGGCCACCTGCTCGTCCGTCTTTGCCGGCGCCTTGCCCTCAGCCTGCTGCTTCAGCGTCTCGTAGGCATCGGCGTCGAAGTCGTCGGGCAGCCCCTCGAGGCGCGCCTTTGCCGTCGTTAGGTCGGTCTGCAGGGTGCGGTTGGTCTGCTTCTGCCGCTCGTGAGCGTTCTTCAGGTTGACCACCGTGGGATGCACGTCGATGCCTTCGAGGTCGAGGACGAACCTGCCGTCGATCTCCTTGTACTCGCCGTGCAAGGCTTCCGGGACATCGTCCAGGCTGTCGAGAATGGTCTTCAGAGCCATCGGCTCACTCCTTGTGATGAAGCCTGCCTCGCAGGCACGAAAAAAGCCGCCCCAAAGGGCGGCTCGATGAAAGACATGGAAGGCTCGACGCCGGCGGAAGGGGTGGCAGGATGCCCTCATCATGGAGAGCCAATTTCACTTGCGCCTAAAAGCCTCATCATGCTCGTGAGATTGCGGGCGCTTGTGGGCGCCCGCCAGGTTTATCAGCGGAACAGGGACATGACGGCGCCCGGCGCCTGGTTGGCGATCGACAGCGACTGGATGCCCAGCTGCTGCTGGGTCTGCAGCGCCTGAAGACGGGCCGAGGACTCTTCCATGTCCGCATCAACCAGCGCGCCCATGCCGCTCTTGAGCGAGTCGGCCAGCTTGCCCACGAAGTTCGCCTGGTCCGAGATGCGCTTGCCGGCCGAGCCGA